AGATACCTCTAAAGTCTGATACTCCAAATGAGTATCTTTCTCTAGCTTTGTATCTAACGTTGCCAGTATCGAAGTCTCCTTCCATAGCAGTTTTTAGAGCTGCTCTTTGGAACATCTTCATACCATTTGGCACATCAGTAATAAGATACCAACTGTCAGTATCAGTTAAGAAATTGTTCACTCTATATCCTTGAGGAACCATTCCCATTGACACAACAGCATTGATATCATTATCAGCTGTACCAGTTCTACCTTGAGATTTCATCAATCTCTCAGCAGTAAATTGGTTAGCCGAAGGAATAATCATCTTCATTGCTCTAGCTGCTACTCTCAAACCTCTTTCATCAGTCATCGCAGCAATGTCAATCAATGCTTGCTCTAATGATGTTTCGTTTAAGTCTGCTTGCGTAGTTAAAGTATTTTTAACTGCTGTTCCGCTAACCGTTGCGTGGTTAGTTGAAAACAGAGAAACTGCATCACCTGAATCGAAGTTATCCGTTGACGGAAGTCCATCATTTAAAGGTTTTGCTGATTTAACTTGTTTCGCATTAGACATAGAACGTGCCAAAGCTTTTGTATATCTAGAAGCAAGTCTATCGTAAAGATTATCTTCGATAGCTTCTTCAGTTATAGCAAATGCTAAAGCTACTGTGTCGTGAGTGTAACGAGCAGTGTAAGTTTCTTGTGCAGTATCGAATGATACTCCAGATCCTTCTGCTTTTACTTGTGCGTTAGCGAATCCAGATAACATTACTTCCTCTTCGAAAGCTCTGTCACTTGATTCAGTTACATAGATCTCAGCGTGCTGATTCTCGTAACGTTTGTATTCCAGGCCAAATAGTGCATTCAAACCTGGCTCTAGTTCTTTAACTAGCTGTGTTCTTGATATAGCCATAATTTATTCCTATTCAGTTATTAACTTCCAGAACTATCAATGTACTGGTTTAAGTTTTGGCATACAACAACGGTACAATAAGCTGCTGTCAGATCATTGTTTTCTGGGTCTTCTGCGCTTCTAATCAATCTCCATGTATCGTTAGTTGCGTGAGTGTCACCAATGTCGAGTGTAGTGTTTGATCTTCCAGTTGTAGTGCTTCCACCTGTGTTCACATCAAATGTGTCAAGGTATAAAGCATGCGCACCTACTACAGTAGAAGCTACTGCAGCATCAGAGGCAATATTATACAATTGGAAAGGATAGTCATTTACAAACGCTTTAGTGTCTTCGCTGTTTGCTGGTGTGATTGTTGCATCATACCAACTTGCAAACGTAGGCTTCAACGTAGTTGCAGCGTTGTAAAATATACCCTGTAAAACACCTACAGACTCAGCAGTGGCAGCATCTTCCGCAGTAACAATATATCCAGCAGTTACTTGAACCGCCATTCCATTGAATTTATCTGCAGTATCGCCAGCATCTATGAAGTATTCGGATAATCCTTGAGTAGAAGGTGTATTACCTAACGTACCCGCTGGAATAAGACCGAAACCCGCTTCATTTTTATTAGCCATAGTTGTCTCCTTGTGTCCCCGAAGGGACGGGTTAATTTAAATCGATGATAGGGAATTGGTTGTTATCCCGAGAAAATTAGCTTTTCTTTGTACCACCGAAGGTTACACGAGATTGCCTGTCAACATCGATAGGCATACTCTTATGCTCTTCCCTCATTAAATCGTTTTCAACTGCTTCGTCTTGACCTTTTGCTTGTGCAGCAAAATAATCAGCACGAGACTGCGCGATCTCTTCAGGTACCCTAGCGAGCAATAGGCCACCAACCCCGATAACCCCTTTGTACTTACCATCTTGGACAACGGGATAGCTTGAATCTTTATATTCGTCAGCTCTCACTAACTCATAACCAGATCTCATTCTTCCAGAGATATTTTTAGTGTCTTGAAACCCTAAACTCTCTGACCGTATCCATCTGTGCCTGAATCCATCAGGTGCAGGGGGTGCATCTAGAGAAGATGGAGGAGTCCACACTTTTGGTCTTTCAGTTTCTGACCGTGTTTGACTCGCACGTGAAGTTTTGTCTTCTTTTTTCATGTTACGCTCCTTCCGTGAGTTTTATTTGTTTTGCGTATTCTTCGAGTGGCACACCTAATTTTTTCGCGATAGCGACCTGAGAGGGTGTGAGTCTCACAGTTTTGCGTCCTGGTTTTACGCTTCTCTGAGCTGAAGCGACCGACTGTACGGGCTTGGACGTATGCTCTACAACTCCACCTTTATCAAATCTATGGGAGAAGTCAACTCTTATTCTTTTATCAACTTCATTATAATAATCATCTGATTTAGGATCAAACCCTTCATTCACCAAATCCTTATGGATTTCAAAGGCAGTAAATGTCATGGCTCTGTCTTTACCAAACCATGAGTTTCTACTAGCCCATTCTTCCGCTTTAGGATCGGGATCAGGGAGTGTCTGAGGTGTTTGCTGTGGTAATCTTCCACCGTCTGAAAGTTGTTGAACAAGACTCTCCTCTTCAACAGGTTCCGACTTTTTTTGCTCCAATTTAGCATTTTCAAATGCTAGTGAAGCAATTCTTTTATTAGCTTCGACTTGAGCTTCTGCATTTCCAGATTCAATGGCTGCTGCTAATTCTTTTTGAGCAGATTCCATTCCTGTTTTTACATTCTTTTCAAATCTAGACCAATAATCAGTATCCATTTTTTTAAATGTTCTCTGATCATTTCTTCTTTGATATTCTAAAGATTGAGCATATTCAGTAGCAGCTGCTTCTCTACGTTCTGCTTCTCTCATCTTACGAGTAAGTTTAGATATACGTGCTTGAACGCCTTTACTGTATTCCTCTAGTTTAGAATCATCTTCTTTTTGTTCCGTCTTTATTTCTTTTACTGTTTCTTCTTTTTCTACTTCTTTTACTGTTTCTTGTTCCTTGGTTTCTACTACTTCTTCCGCTTTTTCCTCTGGTACAACTACATCTACTTCAGGTCCTGAAGTATCTATATCCACCTTTGGATCTTCTTTAGTTATTTTATTTGCTTCTGGCATAGTTCTCCTTTTCTATGTTAGTATTTATGCAAGATATCCTCTGGATTCTTGATGGTTGCTAAAATTTCATCTTCATTTAACAACCTGATTTCTCCACCTTCAATTTGTATACGTGATCCTGCATAACGCGCAAAGATCACCCAATCACCAACCTTGCACCACGGTCCTTCTGGATATCTCTCTTTATCCTTATAACATTGTGGTCCCATAGCTAGTACGTTTCCACACTGTGATGCAACTTGTTGTTTTTCTAAAGTAGATTCATTCATAATGATTCCACCTTTAGTTCTTTCATCCATTTTAAATGGCAAGACTATAAGTCTCCAACCCGTAGGTTCTGGTAATTTTGTTTTTTCTTTGGTAACTTCTTTTTGCTCTTCTGATCTTTTTAAACCTACTAAATCCTTATTTGGTAGGTGAATTTTTGCTGTTGATGTCGACGACATTTCCTTCATCTTGCTCCTTATCATTAAGCAGGTTAGAGAGTTCCTGTTTAACTGCCTCGTAGGCGTTAATTTGTCCAATAATATACTTATATGTTTCCATATTGTCAACCCCACCAGACGTTATAGAGATTGATAATTGATTAATTCTAGTATCTAAAGCTCTGCGTAATTTATAAATTACGTTTTCTAAATTCATATTAAATCTTTATAATATTCCTCGTAACTTTTGTTTGAAACTGGTTCCCCTGCTAAATCACTTTTAATGTGTGATCCAATGTATTCTTCCTTTGGAGGATATACAAAATCTGTCTTTGTTTCGCTTAATATCTTTTCTGGCTGTTTTACAGCTGGTTTTCTTGAATTACCATTAAAGGGTTTATATCTTGGGTTTACCATTATGGCTTACCTGGATCGATTTTTAAAAGTTTTTTATAAAGTTTAGGTCCGCCTTTTTCTTTATATTTATCAATACCAACTTTTTTTTGTGTCTTACCCATGTCTTTTAACATTTCAATTTTACTTTTAGCCATGTCTTTCTGCAGTTTAGTTTTACCTACAGAAGGTTTAGGTGTAATATATTCAAAAGTTTTTTTAATAATTTTCTGACCAGTTTTTGTCTTTGCACCTTGTTTTAATATATTAAAAAATCCTGACATTATTTTTTTCCTCCATTACGAAATATTTGAGTTCCCTTTATACCAAATATGCTCGCAC